TTACCAATTCATAACAATCAATTCTGTCCTGTTGTTTCCTGTGCCAGACCCACCTACAGTGTAATTAATCTTCACAGTCTCGGTCCTGAAGTCTCTGAACATTTCCCGCATATCCGGATGATCGTTGATGGTCAACAGAAAGCGTCCCTGAGACGTTTTCATGGTCTGGGCCAGGCTTTGGTATTGCTCAATTCCAAAATCGACTCCATATCCCTCTGTTTGCCAATATGGAGGGTCGCAGAAAAAGAGCGTTGCGGGACGATCATATTTTTCAATGCAGCGCTGCCAATCCAGATGCTCAATATAGCATCTGGCCAGCCTTAAGTGTGCCTGGCTGAGATCTTCCTCAATGCGCAGCAAATTCAGCCGGGGAGATCCCGATGGCGCAACGCCGAATGTGCGACCGGAAACCTTACCTCCGAAGGCCATCTTCTGCAGATAGTAGAAACGTGCCGCACGTTGGATATCGGTTAGCGTTTCCTCCGGGGTCATCTTCAACCACTCATACATCTGACGCGATATGAGTGACCATCTGAATTGACGTATGAATTCGTCCAAATGATGCTGCAACACCCTGTAGAGCGCTACCAGGTCATTATTGCAGTCATTCAATACTTCGACGCTTGACGGGTGTTTGAGAAAAAACATGGCTGCTCCGCCGGCGAAGGGTTCGCAGTAGCAGGTATGTTTGGGGAAAAGAGGCAAAATACGTTTAGCCAGACGCCGTTTGCCGCCTATCCAGGGAATAATAGGATAATGCATATGCGTGAGCTCCTTGAAATATCAAATGTGCTTTGATGCATTGGCCCAACCGTGTACGGGGTAGGGCAGCCTTGGTCGACTCACTGCTCGCTCAGTTAGCTGGCGGCCGGATTATGTTTATTTGTAACGCCAACAATCCCGCAGTTCCCGCTGGGTCAATATAGATCTCCTTATTTTTCACATTTCACACGAAACAAATACGATATTTGCCGGGGCTTTGCTAACCACCGGGCGACCCGCAGTACCTCCTGTGGCAGTGGTAGTGATAAGAATCCAGGCCCCGGTTGTGTTTGTGGAAGATGAAGTGATGGTGCATCCCGTCATGGTTTTATCCGCTCCCGCAACCCGGGTGGATATCGTGCTGACTAATGAAGTTAAAGCACCTGCTGCTCTCATTGGCGTGGGATAGGAAATACTTGCGCTAAACGTGGTGGCCGTTTCTTCCATACCGGACCAGTTCGAACCGACCCATTGGGCATACCGCGCGCATAACGCACATTCTATTGTGTAAGGCCTGAACTCAAAAGCCGTGGCGGAAGAACCACATTCGAATTGCACTTTACTTACCGTGCCCGTATTGAATTCAATAGTTGTATTGGCGCCTCCTGTCACCGTACCCGTTACCCCGGAGGCGCCATAGGAACCGGAACCTATGCGGCCCTGGGCCGTACCTTCCCAGGAAAGAGTATAGGTGCCGGATTGCAAATTAACTCCTTCGATAACTTGCAGTAACGTACCTGCGGTAATGGTGACGGTAGTCTTGTTTTCCGACGTCGAAAAACCATAGGTACACCCCCCGGTCCCGGCCTTCCAACGATCGTGACTGTAAACACCCGCAGCCAGTGTCACCGGACTGGCCACGCTCCGTTGATTAATATTGAACATACCGTTGATTATGGCATTTTAAACCCTCCGCCGCCTGAACTACTGCCGGAAATACCCAACGTCGTTCGGGCAGTTGCCGCATCGGCATCGTCCAACAGAGTCCGGGCAAACGGTGTCAGGGATGTCGTGTTGAACGTATCGCTGCCGGTGGCATAGATCAACTTGTCCGCTGCCGTTGTCACCGCAGCAAGAGCTGTCAACGTCGGATCAGCCGTCTGTTTATCAGCCACCGCCGCAGTCGCAAAAGCCGTAGTCGCAAGTTGCGTCGTATTGGTACCCGGCGCTGCAGTCGGGGCCTTGGGGGTACCGGTAAACTCGGGGGAATCCAGAGAAATGCCGCCGCTTCCTCCGCCCAGGGCATCAATGGCATTCGCCAAAAGCGCCAGATTCCCGTCCATCTCCGCATATTCAATCTCCCGCAGTATATTCCGATACAGTATGAGTTGAGACAACAACGTTGACATATTCCCTCCCAATCACTCGACCACCGTCAAACCTATTGTATCGCTCGTGGTTCCGTTGCCCGGATTAAAGCCCACCTCGGTGCATTCGCCCACCTCACCCTCCAAAAACGTCAATGTCACCGCATCGGCAAATTCCAAAGCCGCCGCTTCGAACATATAAGCCTCCTGCGTATGCTGCCAGCGCTGCCAGGCGTACCAGCGCAGGTAAAACGCCACCAGATCGGCGGCCATGGCGTCAGACGCAACAAAATCGAATTTGAACAACTCCGGACGCTCGCGGGTACCGTAAGCGGTAATCGAATCCTGGTCAGTATCTGTAAGGGTACGTTGATAGGGCTCCGAACTGTTCTTTCCGCTCCAGTCACGGTTGTATTTCAGATTGATGGTATTGATGACATCATTCACATCGGTCAGTTTCTGGCCGTGAACCATCTCTCCGTTCGAGATGCGAACCTCTTGTAGGGATTTAACGGGGGTAAGAGCGTCCGGGCGAACGATCAGGCGTGCGGTACCGATGCCCAGCCGAAAATATGAACGGCATTGCAGCGCCAGCTTATGCAGGAGGGAAAGCGCTGATTCATACTCGGTAATAGCCCCATTCAGGGCATACGACGCCGGGAGCGCGCCGGTTTGCTGCGTAGTGTATGCAAACCCTGCCCGGGCCAGTATCCAGTTAAAAACCGCAACAGGCGTCGACAGATTGTTATTCACCACATCGCACGAAAGGAAATCAAACGTGGTAACGTTGGCCGTGCTGTTGCCATCAAGGGATAAATCCCCGGTGAGCGCAACACCTGCGGCCGCCGAATAGGCAGAGGCGGTACCCGTTTGAATTTCCCAATACGCTTCATACAGGTATGCCAGGGAGTTGCACCAGAATTTCGCTTTTGTGGTAGCCGAATATACATCTGCCCATGAACTGATTGCGTGCCACCCGGAATATATCGTGGTTTTGGCAATCACCGACGTCGATAGATTTACGGTTTCAACCAAGGAATTCGTAATGTAAATCTGTATTTTCCCGGCACTTACTCCATTGCTCCAAGGCACTTCATGGATCAACACCAATCGTATTGCTAGAGGAGTCGCGGAATTGGTAATGGTGGCATTGTGCCGATATGAATAGAAAAACCCGGTACCACCTGACCGGGTATAGGTACTGGTATCCCCATCATTCAGCTTTGTCTGATCATGCCCCACCTGGAAATCCGACGTGCTGTCAACCGTTGCCGTATCGAATGTGACGGTTGTACTGTTCGAAGAAGAATGTTGATGATTACCCTGTGCCACATTCAGACCATTTTCAAGCGCCAGGGAAATTGCATGGATAACACGGGGTGTTGTTGAGATGGAAACAGCAGCTTGCCCGGAATAACCGGATAAAATGCTGCCGGTAGCTCCGGTGTATTTCGTGCAATACTGCGTGATATCAACATCAATGCCTTGGAAACGAGCGTAAATTGAGCCGAGGCCGGTTACAGGCGTGTCACCAAACAACCACACAAGAGGTGTAGCCTTTTTCTCGACCACCAGCGCCCCGCTATCGTTGCAAACCGCCGTTGTGCCGTTATACCCGCGCGTTACCGTAATGATTTTGTTTGCGGTATCTACGGCAGAAATCAAAACCTGCTCTGTCTCTATGTATGCTGTCAAGCCAACCGCGGTATAACCTGGAAGCTCCGACACAAACATCGTGGTGTCCGTAGCCGCGCAATCATTGTAGAGCGTGGTTATCCAGCCGGCGTCAACACAAACACCTCTGAGTTTCGGCACGGTGCCGAACGGTAGGGGAATTACTTTGCCGATATCGTCCGGGTCGGCATGGGGGTGATTGGTTTTGGTTAGTACCGTGCCCGGAAAGTAATTTTCCAATCTGATCGATTCATCCTGCAGCTCCAGATTCACCTGTGATTCCGTCGGCAGATCGACATCCCGGACGCGGAGGCGGAAAAACTCCTGGGGCGGATCGGTACAACCGTCAATCCACAGATAAACCGACATGGAGATGCCGTGCAGCTGCCGGGCCTTGGCCATGGTGCGCATATTGGGGGCGGCGGATGGGTCGTTGATCAGGTCAACGGTCAGGTCGGCAATCCGGTAATCGTTCAATGTGCCCGTTATACCCTCGTTGAGCTTGCCCCAGGAAGCGATCCAGGGAACAGCGCTAATTCCCCAGGGCGTGATGGTGATGGCATCCTGGCAGAGCACGTAATCAACGCCGCCGGCGGTAAATCTAAGCAGCCAGATCAAAGCAGCGCCGTTACGGTTTGCCAAGGCGGTGGCAAAAGCTGACGGAAAACTTCTCATAGCTCCTCCAGCAGTGGCAGGTCGCAGGTAAAACGGTCAAACCCCAGTTGTTTCACGGTGATTTTAGGCTCCGCCAAACGCACGGCATGGGCAGTGCCGTCGGTATCGTACCAGACGAAGGGCCGTTTCATGCCCCGCACAAAGGTGCAGAAAAACGCCTGCAACCGAACCCAGTGGAGGTACCGCAGATTGCTCCAGGACAACGTCCAGGTGCGGCGCCGGGTCTTTCCCACCCGGTAGACAACCGGCAGCCCGGCGCTGGAATCCTCGCGGGCATAGCGGGTGTCGATGCCGTAACCGGTAGCAGGACGCACGGGGGGCGGGAAACACATGACAACGCTGCCGACGGACAGCGCGGTACCCATGGAGGCGTTATAGTTTGGTGTGCCGCTTGGCGTCTGGCCGGGATAGTTGATATCCACCATCAACCGCAGCCCCTGCAACTGGTGATAGCCGTAGCCGATCTCCGGCGTGTCCGGGAAATTGGCATCGGCAAAACGCATTGGCAGGGAATTGCCCTGAACCGGATTCCACCAGGTCCATTGCTCGGACTGGGCGCAGGCGACCGTAAGGAAAAACGTTTCCCAGTTATCGCGATCGGCTTTACGAATTGATGGCCAGGAAAGCGTATGAAAGAGCCGCGCGGCATAGGGATCGCCGACGAACAATGCGCCGCCTCCGCTCTCCTTGCTCCACTGGTTGAACTCGATGGTGTATTCCGGATAGGACGGCAGGCGGGCCAGGTCGAACGACATCGCCGCGTGGTTGACGTGATGCAACCCGGCGGGCGGAGACCAGGGGGCAAAGTAGCCATTCCGGACATAACCGGTGATGACGTAGTTTTGCTGGCGGAGGGACGGCATTATTTCGACGCTTGGCGGCGGGCGAGCTTTTGAAATTCGGTGAAAAGCTCGCGGGCGGTGGATTGGTTGGTTACGTTGGGCAAAACCATGTCGCCGTGGAAATGGTAGGTGTCTCCGGCTGGTTGAGTTTGTGGGGATGCCGTACTACCGGCGGGGGTGATTTCCTCATTTTTATGGACCAGTGCCAGACCGGTCTCAGCCACTCGACCGCCTTTTTCGTAGGCTGGGCCTCCATAGGTGCCGTCTCCCCAGTAAAACGAGTCGCCAACCTGGTAATAGTCCCAGGCATTGCCGCCGGACTGGAAACCGGACACGGTGCTGGTTGAAACTGTGGTTGAAGAAGAAAACGGAGAGGAAACGGCGGAGTTTACAAAACCCTGGATTTTGTTGATCTGTTCCATGCCGTTGACCTTCAGGTCAATGGTGATGGTGCTGGTCAGACTCCGCAGTATATTGTCAAGATCGAGGAGCTTGGACTTGTAGGTTTCCATCTTGTCAAGGGTCTTTTGATAGAGGGATTCAAGCTTTTGCTGCTCAGCTTCGGCGGTCGAGACAACCTGTTTCTGGATGCGATTTCGGTTTTCCAGTGCCGATTGCCAGGCCTGCTCTTTGGTGATGACGGTTTGTCCGTTCAGGTCAACGGCATCAGTGATTTTTAAGTAGGCATCGGCGACCGCCAGCAACTTTTTCTGTTTCGTTGCCGGATCTTCGACGGCATTGGCGGCGGCCTCATCTTGCCGCAGTTTATCAAGCATGGCCTGTCGTTTTGCCAGGGCATCAAGGTTAGGATCGAGATAGTCGTATCCGCCGCTAAAATCGCCCAGGGCCGTGCGGCGGTTTTCTTCCACTGCCTTGTTGGATTCCTCAATTGACTGTTTCAGTTCGCGCAACTCGGCCTTTTTGGCATCATTGAGCGTTTTAAACTGTTCGTATAGCTTCCGCTCACCTTCGTACAACGTCTTATAGCGATCCTGCTCGACTGCAATGATTCCCTGGGCTGTATCACGGTACGCTTTGAGGATCTCGACACCGGCGGCTTTTGCTTCCTTGGATTGGGAGTTGACCTTGATTTTCTTTTTAAAATCGTCATACAGGGCGGCAATCTTATCCAGTCCGCTTTTTTCACTGGACAGACGCTCGTTATACACACCATTGATTTCCACGTTATAGCGTTTCAGAGGAGTAATCAGATCCTCGGCTGCTTTCTTGCCTTCTTTATATAGCTCAACATCGCGCTTGAGATTGTCGGAGTACTTCTCACCGGCAAACGCCAGGCGTTCCTTGCCCAGGTCCTTCATGGCAGCGGCATAGTTTTTGACGCCTTCGATGGAGTTTTTGATGTTTGCGAGGTATTCTTTTTCCGCTTTATCGGGATCTTCCGGATTGTTTTTCGCTGCCCGTATTTTGTCCAACTCGGCAGTAAATTTTTTGTTTTCAGCGGTCAACCGAGGCACATATTCAATGTCCCTCTCCACAAGCTTTAGCTGGTATTCCATGTCGGCTATGGCTTTTTTATCCGGGCCGCCGAATCCCAAAAAAGTTGTTTTGTTGCGTTCCAGTGCAATTTTCCGTTGCAATTCGGCTTTTTCTTTTTGAAACCCTTCCATTTGGATTGCCAGCCTGTTGTTGGACTCAGTCTCCTTTTCTCCCGGTGTCTGCCGTGCCGCCTTGATGGCACGCTCCATCTCTTCGTTTTGGAGGGCAAGCTTGGACGTCGGGCGATCAACGGACATGCGGGCAGCTTTCGCCTGTGCAACCTGTGCGGCTTCGCCATATTTGACCCATGCGTAGGTGGCGGCAGTTATGGCAATAGTAATCAATCCAATCGGGCCGCCAAGCAACGTCATGGCCGTATTCAGGCCGGATGTTACCCCCGTCAAAACCCTGCCGCCAATTGAGGCTCCGGTTTTTGCTGTAATCAGCGCCCCTGTTGCAGCGGTGGCTCTTGCCTGTGCAGCCGAGCTTACCGCTGTTGACTCAGCCAGCATTATTTCGGTAGCCTTCACCTCCATATTTGCAATAGCAATACGCTGGGCATTTGATGCCCGGCTTACTCCGACAGGGATGGATTGCGCCTCGATAACCAGCTTTTCTTTCAAAGCGACAGCGGATTGAAGTTCTGCCTTCCAATATGCCTCTTCAGCAATGGCTGCCGCTGCAGTGGCAGCCGCTTCCGCTTCCAGTGCTGCCGCTTTTTGCAGATTCGCCTCGGCGCTGCCGAGCGTGACAACATTTCCCTCGGCCACGGCGCGCATGTAATTGTTTTGAGCAACAACCGCCGTCACGACAGTTTCGGTAAGCCTGGCGAAATATATAGTAATTCCGGTTCCCACAAACAGGTCTATAGCCGTGGTTATGCCCTCAATGTGGGTAGAAATTGCCTTCAATGTGTTGGTGAGGATGCCAACACCTGACGAAAGCAATGGCTGGAACGCTTCGCCAGCGACCACCTTCAAATCGTCGAAGTAGCGTTTAAGTGATGCGATCTGTTTTCCGGCCGTGCCCATGGCAGCTTCATAGGTACCGGAAATGTCCTTGCCCTTTTCCATGACTGCGTTGGTACGTGCTTGGGCTTTTTCAGTTTCAGACAGCTCCTCGGCGGTTTTCCCAAGCTGCTTTCCCAGTTTTGCATATGACTGCTCAAAATTGACATTGATACCGATGGTACGGAGGATTTCAACTTGTCCCGATTGAATGCCGTAAATCATATGCTGGAACGCTTCGGACGAGTTCATGTTCCCGATAACGGCGGCATCCTGGGCAATCCGGCCAAGAGCTTGCGCTTTTGACAGATCGACGTGCGCCTGGGCCATTTGAGTAAGGGTTTGACGGGATTCCACCATGGCGATCCCGTTTTTTTGCAGTGATTCAGAAAACTCACGCATCTGGCTGGCTGTGTATAATGCATTGGCACCAACCTTTGTCATGGTCACGCCCAAGGTGTTATAGCGCGCAGCCATAATGGCAGCGTCCTCGCCGTATTTCACCAGGGTCATGGCTGAGAGAGACACACCAAGGGCAACTGCGGCGGCTTTGACCAAACCGATGGCCTTTTCAGTGTCGAGCAGGCCCTGCCGGGCAGGGCCGCTCTTATCTTCTCCCACTATTGTCAGCTTAACTTCAGCCATTCTCTGTCTCTCCCGGTTTCGGCGGCTGTAGTTCTTTCAAAAAATCCTCAATCCAGGCCAGCAGAGCGAGATCGTTCTGGTCGACCCCGTAAACCTCGCAAATCCTGCCGCCAAGTCCTATTTCATGTAGCCCGACCATTAGTCTCCGGATGGTCATGATTCTGATAGCTAATGGGTTATCCTCCACCTTGTCCCAATGAGTCGGGCATGCGCCGGTAAAGCATAAAGGGACTTGGCTGTGTTCAAGCGATCCCTGGCGGCAACTGCAGCAATTAACGCCTGAGTAATCGGCCCGAGCCAAAAGGTGGGCCGTCAGGAGTTTTTTACTTTCTGGGTTTCCTTTCCGCGGTTCAGGAATTCCGTGGCGTTGACGGTGTTTTCACCGACAAACAGAGAAAATTCGCGGCAAGATTTCATCATCATGTCGCGATTCTCGGCATTAAAGGGAAGCGGTGTGCCGTCCGGAAGAGTAAAACCGGGTTGATCCGGATCGAAACGATTGCGCCAGCCTCGAACAACCGCCTCACCCAACACCTGATTCCAAACCTTAGCCCAGTCGGATCCGGCACGATTGACGATCTTGTCGACTTTCTTGTTTAGTTCCTGCGCCTCTTCCTTGGTCAGATATTTCAGGTCGACGTCGGTGTCCTCGTCGTACTCGAATGTTTTTATTTGCTCTTCCGTGAATATCGCTACTTTTGCCATGGGCTATATCTCCTTTATTTTGAAAATGAATCGTCACTCAAATTGGTTTACGCCAGCGGATCAGTTGTCCTGGTATTAATCACCGTCCACCAGAGCGGGTCGGTAATGCCGGTCATACCGGTCGGGGCAGTACTCGCCCCATGCACCAGAAACTCCAACGGCTGCTTGATCCTGCCCTGATCGTCGGTCGGATCGGCGGTGACCAACTGCAAATGCGGAAACTGGAGCTGGTGCTGGTAATAATATGTGCCGGCGATCAGGCCACCAGTACAGGTGATATCAAGTTTCTTCCGGGAGTCGCTCCCCAGGGCCGCCAGATAGGTGTTTGCGGTGAGGGTAGGGAATTCCAGGTTCAGCTTGATTTCCGGCAATCCCTCGGCAACCGGTTCGTCAATCAGATCCTGGGGATTATTGCCGGTTGTCCGGTACGCCCCGGTGTAAGCCCCCTTCAGCTTCCGGTCGATAGTGAGCGTGAACTTGCTCGGATAGATCTGGTCACCGCTCCCCAATGCGGTGCTGCCCTGATCGTTCATGCGGAATACCGTCTGGCTGAACATGACCGGGTTCCGGTCGGCTCCTGTCGGAAGCGTGACGCTGGCGAATGTTGCCAGGGTATTTACAGCGCTCGCTACCTCCCGATTGCTACCGATTACATCGATAGTCAATTGCAGAGGCTTGGCGCCAACCTCACCCGTCAGGGAGATCTTTGAAACCTTGGCTGTCGGAACTTCCTCGATAAAGGCAATCATGTTCTTGGCGACGGTCAGAAACAGGCCGTAGGTATCGGTTGACCATTTATAGGTGTTCTTGTAGGCCGTCGTTGCCCCTTGCACGGTCGGGGCTCCGGCAATCCCCATCAGGTACGCAATCAGCTTGTCCATTCCCTCGTAACGGAAATCGAAAACATATGAGGCGGAACAATCAATGGGACCGGCGGTGCCGTCCTTGCTGAAGGCTATGCCGCGTGATTCATCCACCTGAACGGTGGCTGAACGCTTTGCCTGTCCGGAGAGGAAAAGAATACCGTCCGACGCTCCCAGGGCAACGGCGGTGTTCCATGTGGCAGCTTTATCAAGCGCGAGGGCCTGACGAAATCCTACACTGGGGCTAGGCATGGGTTATTTCCTCCTCTACAGGCTGGGACGGAAGGGATTCATTGAACATAGGAGACTCTTTGGGCTCCGGCGGGTTGAAGTCCCCCACAGTTACGCCAAGCTCTTCGGCTCTGGCTTTGTCGGCTTGTTCATGAGGCGAGAGCCAATCGTGCGAGGGGCGCTCAAAAAGCTCGGCTCCGAAATCTTCTTCTGCGATGGTGTATTCGCGATCCTTGACGATCGCGCCGTATTTCGGATGTGTGCCGCCATCGATCTTTGCTGTAACGGTTATGGTTGCCATACGACCTCCCTGCTGATGACAATTTCTTTGACAAAAAAGTAGACCGGGTGCCATTTGCCTTCGTCATTGGCGGAATTGCCCGGTGAAGTGTACATAACGCGCCCGCCCAGGGTCGGGTCCTGCATGACGCATGTTTCAATTGCTTCCTCGGCACGGATCAGTAAATCCTGGGCTTGTTCCCGGTTCTCACAGTTGAAACCAAAGTACAGCGCCACGGTGTGGTCCTGAAAACCGCTGATGTTGCTTCCCGGTTCAGTAGTGGCTCGTGGGCGGGTAATCATGATTATTGGCAGGTCTGAAACATGAACCTCGGCACGCGGCTTGTAACGGCGGACTGCCTTGATGGTTTTTCCGGGGAATAGGGCGGCAATACCGCTGTTGGTTGCCAAAAGCCCTTTCAGGTAGCCGAGATCGTCGGTAAAACTCATTTAGGGCAATTCCTCGTTTTGCCGGTTTCGGCCAGTTCCAGCAGTTTGGCCATGGCGCCGTCGGTCAGCATCCAGCCGTCAAATGGAGCCGGTTGGCCCTGTTTTATCTTGGCCGTCCTGGATTCCGGCAGGACTACCGGCGTTGTCGATGACTTCATCCCGGAGCAGGCAGTCAATGCGAGACTCGACAGCAGAAACATTGCCGTCAACCAGATCCTGCCTGCCCTGATCAATGTGCTCATCCCTTTTCTCCTGTTCCCTGGCCGGGGCGTTCTGCGCCCAGGCCTCGAGTAGCAAGGCGATCACCGAGAATACCGCAGTGACCGCCGCCGCGATCCCGCTTGCCATTACTGGCTGCCCGCCGGGGTTTCCTTGGCTGAAAGAACCTTCAAGGCCTGGATAATCGTATCCAGAATGCCGTTGCCCTTGAACCCCGGGATCAGCGTAAGGAATTCGCTGATCGCCAGGGCTACCCCAAAAATGGCCGCCTTGTTGGCTACGAACCAGGCGAAGAGGGACGGGTCGGCGGCTGCTGTGGTGGCGGCCGGATCGGCAGCGAATGCAAGGGGGGCAATCGCGCAAATGATTGCGGCCAGCATGACGGATTTTGCAACGGACATTTTTTTCATAATGTGTCTCCTGATGGTTATTTGTTAGTCTTTCTCAGATGCTGTGCTCATTGGCCTTGTCGATCATTGATACAGTGCTCTGGCAATTGGGGCAGGTCCTGACAATCATGGATACCGTCTTGACCTCGATCAGTATCCTGGCCAGTGATCTGCCTATCCAGATCAGGGGGGCAGAGATGATAGTCGCGGATACGGAATAGACAATTGAATCCGGAACCATCATTTCGCCAACCCCCTTTTTTTTACTTCCTTTTGCACTTCTTCTTCGAGAATCCCCGCGATCTGCCCGCCCTGGTTGAAATGCTCAAGCGCGTCGTCAAGGAAGGGGCGGCGGCCATATGCGGTGCTGCTGCCGGTGCCTTCGTGGATTACATTGGCATATTCTGCTGAATCGTAAACGATGGCTTCCAGCGGTCCGGCGCTGAATCTGTCCTTGCTTTGGCTGGGGTCGATGAAATCAAGCAAGCGTTTCAGATTGCCGGTGATTACCGGAACGGGATACGATCCCGGGCGCGCGCCGAGGTCGTCGGATTGTCCGCGCAGGCGGTTTTTCTGTTTCATTACCGTGCGGCCGGGCCCATTCAGGAAATCCATTGCCGACCGGTGAACACCACGGTTGATCCGCTTCAATCCGCGCTGCAGGACGTGCGGCATATCGGCTGCCAATGCCTGCAGCCCTTCGATAATGACCTTGTCTCCCTGGACGGTTACATTGAGATCAAGCATCGGGGGTATCCGTATAATGGCCGCTGGTCCAGACCCCGCCGCTGTAACCTCCGGAATCCGGGGCGGATCCACTGGTGACGACTCTCGATATCTTCTCTTCCGCACCGGCCAGATACTCCTTGCGGGATGCCTGCAGGGTGCGGATCAGGCTGCCGGTGTCGGCGTCGACATTGCCGGACAAACGGTTGATCCGGCGCTGAAGCAATTCGGCCGCGACCATACCGACTGAGGCGGCCTTTACCTGGCTGGCGATGATCGAAACCGCAGAGTTGAAGACGGCATTCCCAACACGTCCGGTCAGTATGGATTCCTGATCGTTGATCACGCCTTGCAGAAAGGCGTCAAAGTCCGCAGGGTCACCGAACTGCTCGGCAACAAACTGCAGATCTTTGATGTTTTGTGGTGTGACTTTGGACATGACGGGGACCTGGGACCAGGGAACGGGGATCAGGAAAGGGTTTACCCGTTCCCGGTCCCCAGTCTCTGGTCACTAGCTAAGTTGACATTTCCTGATTTGCTGGACTTCGCCCACGCCGGCGTTGTATTCGCCGCAATAGGCCACATCGGTTCCGCGCATCAAAATGTCGCGGTCGGTTTCGGCCGAGAGATCGGACCAGACACCGCGCTTGAGCTTGCGGCCCGGCAGCACCACGTAATATTCAGTGGTGGAGAGCTTGGTGCTGTACTTACGGTTCAGGGTGTAGACCAGTTGGTTCTTGTCCGTATTGGGACTGTTGAAGTTCAGGGCAAAGGCTTTTTCTATGCGCGCCTTCATGGTGATATTCGCCCGCAGTTCGAATGATTCATTGCCGGTCAGGGTATATCCCTTGTTGGCGCAGCCGGTGAGGATTGCGGCGCAGGCGGTGTTGATGGTGGTGATATCGTCGGTGACGAAGGCCTGATTTACGGCCGAAGAAGAGATCAAGGCATAATGGTCGGCTGCCTGCTTATCGTAATACTTGGACTTGGCTTCAATCGCCGCCTGATTCAGGTTCCAGTACATGGCATAGTTGATCCAGTCATCCAGGATGCCGATGGCGGCGGCCACGATCATTTTGGACACGCTGGATTTGCCGTCCTGGATGCCGTACTTCTTCATGCGCTCGCCGGATTTGACTTCGGTAAAGGTGATCAGGTTATTGACGTCCAGAATGTCGAACTGTGTCTGCAGGCTCTGGCGCATGTCGATGAAGTCGTACAGATCCTCGAAACCGAAATCGAGCAACGGGTCGAGCACGGCATCGTAGAACACCCCGGCGGTTACCGGCATCTGCCGGTTCATGAGGTTGGGGGCGTCGCTGGGGCCGGTGGCGCCCTTGGCAGCCAGGATGCCGAGCATCTTGACCACCAGTTCCTGGTCAACGTCCATTTCTTTGGCGATTTCCACTGCCAGCGGAGTGTTGGGCATTTTGTTCTGGAAAAAGGCCGTCAGGACTCCGCACAGTTTCTGGCGGCGTTCCTGGGTATCCATGTTCTTCATCATCCCGCAGGTTTCGGCGGTGAAGAGCTTGACGGTATGGCCGACTCCGCTCCGTTGAATGAAAGGCATATTTAATCCTCCTTAAAGGGTTTATTGGTTGGTGTTAGGCGCCGGGCCAGAGAAGGACCATGCCGGTGGCGGACGCGGAAGCTTTGTCCTCGTAGACGATGCCTGCCAGCGTGTTGCTGGTGGTTGTTTTGGTAAACCGCTTGTTGGTGTCGTCCCAGTAGATTTTGTCTCCGCCGGTCCAGGCCACTCCGGTTTCCGAGGCGTACTCGATCAGGCCGCAGATCATGTAGATGTTGAGGGTATTGGCAGCGGCGGTGTTCATTGCCAGACCAACCCGGCCGTTGAAGAGGTAAACCGTGTCCACGGTGGTGGCAGCGGCGTTTGTATATTTGATGCTGGTGATCAGTTCGAGTGCATCGCGTACTTTGATAGCCATGTGATTATCCTCCCTGTTTCAGCGGTTATGGGTTAGCGGCCGACAGTCCCAAAGAGCTCGTTATGCTCGGGCCGCGTGAAGTCCTTGCGGCCTTTGGTTTCCTGGGTGCGCTCCACCGCCTCTTTTTCGCGCTTTTCGCGGTCGCTCTGGTCCTTGCCGATGAAAAGGGCGGAGGTGGGATGTTTCTCCCTGGCCTTGGCTTCGTATTTGTCCCGCTGTGACTTGAGGCGGGCGATGGGAAGAGTTTTGAGGAAATCCTCTTCGTCCTTCTTGGCCTTTTCGTTGTCTTCAACTTCGCCGATCAGCGCGGCAAACTTGACGGTTTCTGCCACCAGGTCGGTGCGATAGGCATCGCCATCGGCGGCCCTGGGTTCGAGTCCCTTGATTGTGGCGTCCCGTTCGTCCAGCAGGGACTTGATTCCGGCAACCACCTGTTCTTCGGTGGCGTCCTGAGATAGGCTTTTCAGACCCAGGCCGTTCAGGGCCGAGATAACATGCTTCATGTTTTCCTCCTTTTTATCGGTTCCCTGATCCTTCAGGGTCTTTTGCGCGCTTGCGCCCGGCTGCGCGCCGAGCCAGACCAGGGAACCTTCCAGGGCTTCGCCCGGACAGCAGTATTCCCAGTAGAGGGTTGGCCCGGTGGGGCTTTCCTTGATCGAATTGAGGTCGGCCGCGGCAAATCCGATTGAACAGAACCGGATAATCCCGGCATCAATGGAATCCCGCATTTGCTGGTTCCAGTCCTTGGCAACGGTATACATCCACGCCCATTGAACCTTGACCATGTCGATTCCGGCGGGAAGGTTGGGAGTTTCGCCGGTTAACGCCTTGAACTGGTCGGGCGTCATGGTTTCGGTTGATGAATCGAACCATGTGGCAAGAGGAAGGAATTTGCGGTCATGGCTGGGGATACAGGCCTTGCCGGGCATGGTGGTGGCAAACTGGTCGAGCATCTGTTCGGGAAACCGTTCGTTGTCCCGATCAATGCAGTTGTGCGACATAAGGAACTTGCGGACATACACGTCCTCGGCATTTAACGGAGTGAGGGCAAAGGCGTTTATCTTGTCCAGCATTTCCGGCGTGCATTCGGCACCGGATACGGCCTTGATCCGCAATTCCTTGGTAAAGGTTTTCAGACCCTTATTTCCCGGCATCTTTGGTCCCGGCTTTTTCAGTCACGGCATCTTCGGCCCCTACCTCTTTGCCGTCCTTGTAGTACACCCTGGTAGGCTTGCTATCGCGCATGGTGACCACGAGCGAAGCGCCTTCGCGGAAATCGGGCGGCGATTCGATCTCGACGGCCTCCTGGCCGGCGTATTCCTGCAATTTCGTCAACTCGGCTTTTTCCTCGTCGGTGAGTGCGTCTTCCTTGGCGATCAGTTCGGCCAAGCGGGCTTTATCCTTTTTGGTCATGGGATGCTCCTTTGGTGGCGGTTTTCCGGCCTTCGATGGCTGAACCTTTAAAATCCTTGTCTTCAGGGTCTTTGGTGAAATCGCCGATTTTTCCGATCAGTCCTTTGCCAGCCATGATTGCCTGATAGCACGGAAGCAATGCCGCAGTTGTGACAAGTGCGGAAGTTTTTCAGCGAAAACAAGAAAAGGCCGGGTTTCCCCGGCCTTTTCCGCCATTCACTGCTTGTTTTTAATCCTATGTGCGCCTTATGCCGTTACCTCGGGCATTTTTAGGATTTTTTCGAGATTATCCCTGGCTTCGGTCAGGGAATCCACTATGTCGCTGATCATCCAGGCCATGCCGCTTACGCCTTCTTTGGTGAACATGGAGGCGGTGCTGTTGAGCGGCGCGCACTCCATGAGGAATGTGAGCCGGGACTGGACTTCGTTAATTTTGTCGATTGCGTGGTTAAAGGTATGGGCTTCTTCGTGTCCGGCTTTTGTGAGGGTGCTCATTGCGTCACCTCCGCTGGTTCTGTTGCGGTGGACGGCAGCACAAGCTGCTGACCGGCCGGGATCCGGAGGGGAGGGGAGACGTGGGAAATGCGGTCCAGGCAGGCCCGCTCGGTTTCGCGCAGCTTTTTGACCTGCCCGGCAAGGGCGGTGCGCTGTTTGCGGGACCAGGTGTAGAGAGCGCAGGCCTGGTCAAGATCATCGGGAATGTTGAGACGGTGGCCGATGAAGTAATAGCCTTGCTTGCGGATGGCGGGGAGAACTTCGGAGGTGACCCACTTGCGGAATACTTTTGCCTGGGTTTTGTTGGAGCGGAAAATGAGATTGTAGAGACCGGATTCGTTGATGATGTTGGCCTCTTTTTCACCGGTGGACGTGTAAACTTTACTTACATCTTTTTCGTCTTCTTCGAGGCTTTGTATAGCCATTCTACTGTTGGTGTGTTCCAGTACATCGCACACATCTTGCGCTACGAACCACGGCTCGCCGTCCCGATCAATCATGGTTCTGACCATCTGCCGCTGCGTGTCGAAACTGAATTCCCTGAATGTTGCAAACTCCTTTTTCATTTTTCTTGCCTCCTACGTTTGGATTTTTGGCACAAAAAAAGCGTGCCGGTAGAGACTATCCACGACGTAGGTCGCCGCCCGCCTCACGGTTAGGGCGCATCTCTACCGGCACGCAGACGAATACCGTATGCCGGAGGGGTTTCAAGGACTGCTATGGCTGGTTGTGGGAAATGTCCTTGAGCGAAAAAAGATGTGCCGTTTAAGGGGAACGGCGCCCCTACGTTTGGATATGTGACGTATAACGGGGATTGGGGGGGTTGTCAATGGCAAAGTTTTGGGGGGTGCATGATGGAAGCTAGGCGAACAGGCGGAGCGTAGCGCAGTCCGCGTGTCGCAAGGGTGTATATACTTTTTTGTATAGAATGTGGACCTAACCATCTATTTTATTAAAATAAAATTGATTCCTCTGTAACGTGTTTTTTACCACCCTGTAATGATTGCAAATAAACTTCCGGGCCATTTTCCGGTGAAACAAATAATTACAGCTAAAATTGGAAATATTATTGGTATTAAATATGAAGTAACAAGAGGGCTTTGGAAATAAACATTAACCAAATATCTTGTTATATACTTTCTATTGTTTTTACTCTTTAAATCAATAATAAAAAATCTACTACTATGTTCATCCTCTTCTCCATGATCCAAAAACGATACAGGTGAATAAGATATCCAAAATTGCATAATTTTAAAATACTTTAAAGCGTGGATGTTATACCAGTCAAAATTGTGTTTATGTCTTTCATGGATTTCTTGAAGTACTGAGAATGCAATTTTATCTTCAAAAATGCTCTCTTTTAATTCAACTATGCTTTTTCTAACTAAAATCCAATACTTTTGGTAGAAACTTAAATATAGATAAAACCAAATTAAATGAAAAGCAGCAATCGTTTTAGAGAGGTTTACTATTTTAAACCCTTTTATTTCAATTTTTTCCAAATTTGGAAATATTGCTCCAAAACGCATCATCAAAAAAAACAAACAAATGCCAAGGATGACAAACACTCTCATGACATAGTTTTTTTCATTATAAAGATGGTTAGCATCAGATTTTTTTTTATAGTTCACTTCACTCATAGATGTATGGGGCTATAACTGTTGGCGCCACCAGATGGTTCAATGGAAGCTTCGAGATCGATATGAGAACCTGATTGTGCCGACTTACCGTTCGCCCACACTGTACTTCTTGTCACGGACACGGAAGGCCCAGAGAGTACCTTCCAGAACATCGGTCACGTATTGACTCATTTCGGGATTTTCAAGCGATCCGGTTTTATAAGTGATGGTGTTATTGTTGGATTTGTTCATCTCAGCATGTACAATCTGGTCAGCATCGCAGACCACAGCCAAGTTTGGATTGTGTGTTACAATAAACACTTGGCGGCGGTTACGTGCCTCCTTGATGCATTCGACAAGCACCTTTGCAACTGTGTGGTTGTCGAGATTTCCTTCGGGTTGATCAATGATAAGCGGCAAATCGCTTTTGTCGATCAACAGGTAGAACACCAAGAGGAGCGTGCCACGCTCTCCGGGCGATAACATCGACAAATCCTTACCTTCCCAGCGGAGAACGTATCGTGGCCGGATATATTCGAGCCCATAGAGAGTGTCGAAAACTTCATCAGGCTTGCGTCCCTTGGCGAGTTGATCTTTAAGTTGGACAGGACCGTGTTGCCCTTCGCGCTGATCTGTATGGAGTGCTTCATCGACACCTATAAGAAATGCTTTTACTGAGAGATCTGACTCCCAGTTGGTTGTTTGAACGAATAAATTTGCTTTGTTTCGCCCATCTTCGATACCCATGAAGCTGCCCTTTCGGTTTTGCGATAGGGCACCAAGAAGCCGGCCAGCAAAGTCTTCGCTTGTCAACTCGGCGCGAAATTCAAGCTTCAATTTCTCTTTTGCCAAAACATGGGAGTTAATGAATCCCTGAACAGCTGCGTAAAGGTTGCGATATACTTCGGCTTGTGTAATTTTTTCCGTATGAATCTGAAGGGCTAGGGCCGTCTGTTGGTCTCTCGTGTCGGCGATCTTAGTTGGAAGTTCATCCAAGGTCGCCAAACTGTGCTCCAAGCCCTTCAGTGACTCGGCATCAGTTTCACATCCTTCAATCGCAGTCCCCATAACTTGCCATTCTGACAACGCTTTCAGATAAGCTTGATAGGCTCGGTGTGGAGCGTCAAACTGAACTTGCAGTTCAGTAATTTGCCCCTCAACTGTTTCAAGCTGCTTACGGAGTCCGGCGGGTTCAATCTTCTCCAGAGTATCCTTGGCTATTTTCGAGTCTGTCGCCGCCGCGTTTCGAATATTTTCGGGCTTGTCGCGTGTGATTGTCAGCGACACCAACTCGTTTGCTGAAAGACCGAGTTCTGAAGCGTCCTCTTTTAGTGATGACTTAAATACGTCAAATTCTTTTTCGAAGTTGTCCAGTTTTTCAAGAAGCCGTTTAGCGACAGCATTGCGACGCTCTGCTACACGTAACGCTTCAGCCTGTTTGGTAATGTTTGCAATGATTCTATCCTTGGATGACTCCGCAGTTTTTAGCTTGTCAAGCAAAGCTGTATCCGGTGCTGTTGTATTATCTTCCACAGACGGGTCAGTGACCATTTCCGGCTTAGCTTTTTCATGCGCTTCAAGTTCTAATTTCCGTCGGTTGATCTTCTCCGTGAGTTCTTTCCGTACTGTCGGATCGGCCTGGGCTTCGAGAATTGCCCGCGAACGACTAATCTCGCGGAGCTGTTTGAGCAGGGAGTCGATTCGCTTCTGTTTCTCACCGGTCTGGAAAAGGACCAAATCGTCAAGATTTGAGTGACCTAGTCTTTCAGCCTCCGGCACATGCGAGAAAATTACGGCCTTGAGCTCCTTCTCGAACCCATCCTCGCCAAGGCCAGCCAATTCGTTGCAGACATTTTCAACGTGATCTTGGGGAAGGTACTTCAAACGTTCCACTTCCTCGGATTTGACTGCATCGGCAAGGCATTTGGTCAATATGTCGCCCGATTCCCATTCAATCGTGGCGTCGAAATGTTCGGCCAAGCCACCTGAGGGGTGACGGAACCGACCCTTGCTCAAGAAAGAAAAAGCATCTCCGTTCTTCGTCGCGCCCAAAAGGCCGAGCATATCAGACAGGGCGCTCTTGCCACTACCTTTGTTGCCAACGATAGCCACTAATCCGGAATTGAATTCTACCGTGCCGCCAAACCATTGCTCTGACGGTGGAGCGGAGTCTCGCCGTTGAAAAGATATGCTCCTAATGTACTTCGTTCGATTCTGTTCGACACGAATCAATTCTGGCGGTCGATCACCAATGAATACACGCTCGCGGGGTTCGCGCAGGACCATGAGGAGACCACGAAATGTCGGATCAGCACGGAACCAAAGGGGGGCTCTCGTAGAATACTCAGTCACCTTGTGGTTGTCGGAACACAGAACAAGAGGTTTGTTTAGGCCTGTAGCGGGAAAAATTGTCTTGTAGTGGCGGTCCACGTCTTTAATCTGACCAATTTCCATCAGATCGACGTGATCATTGGCGATGTCGTACTTGATCCGTCGCTGAAATTGCTCCTTGTTGCTGATGCCCTCTATTGAATTGCTCTTGGCTCCGGCATGAATTGATACGATCCCCCCGAGAGCGTGTGCCTCCTTCGCGCCTTGCTCAATTGGTATGTACACCTTCTCATTACCGCCCTTGCTTGCAATTGCCGTAGCCGTCAGTTCCAACTTTCCTTGAAGTGTGGTCCAGACGTCATTGAGGTTGCAATTCTCCGGAAAGATGCATATGTAATGGATCGGATCCCCGCCATGATCATCTCGGAGCTCGATGCCTGGGAATACAGTTAGCTTTCCACTGCCAAGCTTCTGTAAATTTGTTATGCGAGATACGTCGATTGTATGGTGATCCGTTATAGCCACCGCCCGCAAACCTGCCTGAATGAGGCCATTCACGATCTGTTCGTCAGTAATGCTTTTGTCTGCGTACTCAAACGAGGATGGTGTATGCACGTGCAGATCCCACTGATGCCATAGTGACCCGCGCAAACTGTATGGGGTACTTGAGTCTTTCATTGGAGTCTCCTACGAATCGAGAAGAGAGTTTTGGGGAAAGGTTTTGGGGACAGGTTGCTTGTTGATGTTGGTTCCCAATATTAGAAAATAGATAAGAGCGTCCCCTTATGTCTTTTTTTATTTTGGCTTTCCTGGGATGTAGTTCATTTGTCAATCAACTGTCCATCGAATGGCTTTGTAAGCATTTATTAACAATATATTGTTTACCACATTCACACAGTTTTTCAATCTGTTGCGATTATGGTGCGGGAGAAGTATTTATGTTGAACGGCTGTTGAATGCTTGGTACAGCGGCTGCGGGGAGGGATGATTATTGTGGGGCATTCGTCGAGGGGTTATAATATCTTCTTCTGTCAACACAAGGCTGACCGGCCAGTTTCTGGACCGGTCGTGCCGCGAGTTGGGAACAGTTTTTTCAACAGGTTAGCCTTCGTAAGTTGGTAGAACTGATCAACGTCCCCATAGCCCTCCGTCCAGGTTAGCCCTTGGGTAAATGTACGGCCTCATTCACAAGGGACGTGACATTGGAAATTTGCCGCTTAAGAGAATTGTCGGCACCCACCCCATAGTCGCGAAGAAGTTCTCTCACAGTATCTAGAGTTGGCAGGGGCATCAAGTTGCGTTCAAGCAATTTGGTAATAGCAATGAGCACTCGATACCTGACATGAAGCCTTTTCGCTCCATGTGCGGCTTTAAGCAATCTTTCGGCATCACCAGTTTCGGCAGAGAGAATGATAGATTCGGCTAGGGCAATTAAAAGACCTTCATGTTTTTCGTTCGCAAGTTGATCTTTGTTGATTTTATTAGACACAATATAGAAGGCCATTTCCTCCGCAGCAGCATTTTTTGCTCGTGTACGTTCAGAGTAGTCTGGAAGGTTGATATTCATGTACTCATCGGCCATTTTTCGAAGTTGGGTGTCGACGTCACGCATTTCAACTTGTTTCAACGTAACGGGATCCTGTGGGCGTGTGGGCTTAAAGTGGCGTAAGGCGAGTGACTTAACTTGATCTTGCTCAGCTTGCATAGAGACCAGACGTGCTTCCTGCGCTTCAACAACAGCCTTGATTTCCAATCCCTCTTTAGTTATTGAGAGGGAGCTATTCGTGTCTGCAATTCTTTTCGCAAGAGCCGCAAAGACGTTCAGTAGTTCTTTGCGAGCGATCACTGCGATGCCGATTGCGGTTGCTGGCCATGCCACATGGCCGATCGTCGTTACGATTCCTTCGAGGTTATCCATGTACTACCTCCTTAAAGGAGCCAACGTCTTGGCCGGTGAACTCTGGAGATCAGGAACATCAACAAGAGGGGCTGGGGGCAGGTCTTGAAATATTAATTTCAGCTTTTTCCTGGCAACAACCTTGTTTGTCAAGATATGACCCTCTAACACCGTAGTTATTTATGGTTCTCCCGCCATTCGATAATCATTTCCTCTGTCACATCACGTGGATAGCAAATTGGAGCATAACCACCTGGCCTGCTATAAGCGCTACGTCCTCCACACCTACTGCCATTTCTGGCGGTACTATAAGGACAGGGGCAATTACCGGGATAAGAGGCAATAGACTCTTTGATAATGGCCTTTTTAACCTGGGCATCGGAAGGAGCTTGAGATGCTTTTCTCTCCGCGCCATCGACATGTGAAATACTGCCGGCAATAACAACCAAAATGAAAAACGCATTCAGTACAAGAGTTCTTATCATACCGATATCCCTCCGATAAACTGATTGAATTTCTTTTGGTTTCTTTCACCTCTGGAATGACCATAAGTAGCCAGGAAGGGCCGCGTCTTAACTCCCGACATGACTTATAATTTTTAGACGCGACCCCTCTGTTTTTCCTGTTATTGTCGTATTTTGGTTTTTATTGGTTAACTATTTATCATCAATCAGACTATGTGTCCCTTTGTAGATGTTTGTATCTTCAATATGTGTATGCTTGCATATACATATTGATGTTTGTCACTTATTAATTGAATAAAAAACATAGCCTCTTTTCAGATATACATTACTTTTTTTGGGGGGTGGGAGCAGGTGGAGCAGGTGGATTAGGTGGAGAATTAAGTGCTTCTGATATTTCTGTTGGCTTCATGTATCCTCCTAAGAGAGGAACAACGCCTGACTGGATCACCTCTCGATCTGGGCCCTGGACTAGAAGGTAACTTATGACAGCTCCACCTGAATTAAAATATGGCATTGCTCCAAGAGCTGACCACAAGTTCTTTTTTGTGTAATATGAACCTCCGTAAGCTTGCAGTTTTGTAATAAGCATTACTCCATTATTTAACTTACTATTTATATATTCTTCTTTAGCAATCTGTGAAAGTGGCACTAATCCTTTTTCATCTAATGATAAAATCCTAGTAAAAAAAGAATCTGTTAGTTCTAATACTTTTACCCAATTTGCTAAAGCCGTATTATGTGCATCTAACCCTTTCTTATTTTCATTTAAATCATTAATTGCAATATCTATATTTTTTTTTAAAAGAATCTTTTTTTGCAAGTTTAGATTTTTTTAAAGCATTTTCAGCTTCAGTTTTCAATTTTTCTGCTTTTGATACTTTATCTGTGTAATACTTTACTGCTTCTGCTTCTATTTCTTTGTTCTTTTGAGCTTGTATTCTGTCGTTTTCACGTTCTTCTAGTGTTGTAACCATACTTTCTGACAATCTTGTAGGATTAATCAAGTTAGATATTAAAACATTTTCAAATTTTTTTGATTCAACTAAAGGCCCTGCTAAGGCGTGAATAACAATAGAATCCTCTAACGTGATCTGGATGCCGCCTACTGTAAAGTCAGTTTTAAAAAAATTAAGCAGCTTACTTCCCGCATCAAGGACAAGTCCTGCTCCAGCTATAGCTACTAAAGGAAGGGCTTTTGTTTTTTTATTATCTGCTTTTTCTTCTTTTTCTGGTATTTTATATTGTTTAGCGTTATTAGTAGCATAATCAGCTATTTCCTTAGCTTTTTTTAGGATAGCAATTTGAGCCTTATATGTCATTAACGCACTGAAATTAGGAACCTCAGATGTGCTAGCTAACAGAATGGTTTTGCCTTTATTTTCAGGAAGGCGATTTACTATTTTAGCAGTTACGTCAACTATTGCTCTCGATGCAAGAAGAGATGCTTCCAAATAACCAGCCTTATCTTTAAGGTCGACAGCACCTGTTTGACTTGAGGTGGGAACCTCGCCAATTTTTGCCTTCAGGGCTGCCAGCTCTGCTTGTGCCTGGGCGGTTTGAGCGTCTGCTGCTGCTTTCTCGGCATCTGCTACGGCTTTTTTTGTATTAGCAGCAGCAACAGCTGGATCAACCGGCGTCGTGTCTTCTCCGCGAACTATGGTTCCCATCTCTAAACTTGCAATCACAAGTAAAAAGTACAACCCGATTTTTCTCATCATCGAACCTCCTGTTTATTCAAGGAACACGGAATCCCCTCTAATCGGTCTTCAGGCTGGTGTAACTAACTGGAAAACTACTATATAGTTTTGGAGAGTGAATTGACTCAATTTCCTTGCATTGTTGCGTATTACGTCCTCTAGCCTCGCAAGCAACTGTCTGGAAAAAGTTTTTAAAAATATAAATCAAGTCTGATAATATTTTGTTTAATTTTTACTAATATGCTACGGTTGTTAACTTTCACTTGGCTAGCCGCAGGCCGCTTGTTGCAGCGACAACATGGATGGACGGTGATTTTGGGGCATCCATCGAGGGGAAGGCTTCGCTCAATGCTTAACCACGATAAGCACGTACGTCCAGACATCTCATCGCATTTTGGTCAAGCTAGAACTATGGGCTAGTAGTTAAATTGTAAACGGTCTTTGTGTTTCAAACCCTGAATCAATTGTTCCAACTCGAAATAGATTTGGTGTTTGGTCTGGCGGCATGCGTTTCACAATTTCTTTGTGAAAATCAATGTAATTCCCTACGAACAAGCCATTCTTCCACACTTGCAACAATTGGCCGGTGAAAAGACCATTGAAATTTCCGTCATTTGAAAGTTGATTATCCTGACAACCTGATAAGAGAAGGACTGAAGCATTGACCTGTGCTTCACTTTCTTTGTTTTTTGGGTCTTGAAGAATTTTGTCGTAAAAACCCTTATTTATACGGTATGTTCGAAGTGCTATATCCTTTGGCATCGCTCGATATCGAGCCTCCGCCGCGTGGGAAGATGCTACTGCTTCATAATAAAGCGCCTTTACGACAGTGCCACTATGACAACTGTCGGAAAAGACCAGTATTCGCGCCCCTTGTACAAAATTTGCAAAAAGACTATACAGTTCATCATCTACAAATTGTCCATCATAGAGACACCATGTTTCGTCCTGACCATCAGGTTCGTCATTGTTTGTGTCTGGTAGTTGCCCTCCATGTCCTGAGTAACTCAACATGAAGATATCACCTTTTTTTAGCTTATTAGATGCTTCCTGAATCTTCTTTTGAACCTCGTTTCTGGTCGCATCCTTCGTTAACAAAGTAGATACATTAAATTTCTGAGATGCTGCAATGGCTGCCATATCCTCTGCATCTGCCTCGCAGGCGTTCAGTTCGCCGTTCCATCCAGCATAATGATTTGGATCAACGCAATTAAGTCCGATAGTCAATGCTATTCCTGTGTTCATTGTTAGTCCTCCAGACATATTTTTTTATGTTCAACCTGTTGTCGCACGATCATCCTCAATTGGACATTTAGGCTATGAACTGAAAATATTCCTTTGTTTGACAAAATAATGAACGGAAAAGGGAATGCTTTAAAAGAATATTTTAAAAATAGTTAATAATATACCATTTATCACTTTTGAACTGTTTTTCAACCTGTTGCAGAAAAAAAATTACACTTCGCCGACAGCCGGTCGCTTGGCGCAACGGCAGCGGGGATGGACGGTGATTTTGGGGCAATCATCGAGGGCGTAGGTTCCACTCAAGGCTTGGCAGATTGGGCAGGCATCCGGTGCGGGAACGAAATCAACCTTCTTCACCCCGCATGTTTTCCATTCATCGGTCTTGGCCGTTTCGGCGGCGTCCGCCATTTCGGTGCGTGCCAAGCGTTCCCAACTGCTGTTTTGATCTCCGAAGAGCTTGTTCAGTCGGTTGGCGACGGATAAGGGATTGCTGCCCGCGATGGAGTGGGCCTGCATTTCGGCCAGGATGCGGTCTTTTATGGCGGTGGTGATGTTGTCCTTAACCAGTTGGAAACCGTTGGCGCACAGTTCGTCGTAAATTTCCTTGTTTTTGATGATATCCAGTATCGGCCGTTCCTTGCCGATCATGTTCGCGGCCTGGATCAGCCCCAGGCTGTAGGATTCACCGTAATAGGTGCGGAGTGGAGAGTCCGGGGCATCAATGGAATAGCTGCCGATGTAGGTTTCCATCTCTTTGAGAATCTGTGCGCGCTGTTCTTCTGAGAACGTGAAAGCCTCGGAGCCGGGCTCTTTCGACATCCCCAGGGCTATGCTGGAGGTGTCGAGTTTGGCGATGGTGAAGACTTTGACGGCAAATTCTGCCCAGTCAGCTTTCAGGCGGGTTTCGTATTCCTCTTCGACCTTATCGAGTTGCGGCCAGGGGATAGGACGGGTTTCCTTGCATCCTGAAACCATTTTGTTGCCGACAACAAAATGGTTGTGTCCACAGGTACAGGCGGACTTCTTTTCCGGTGTGTTAACCGTGATTTGCTCTCCCGGCTTCGGAGCGCTGCCCATCTGGTCTGCCTGGGCATTGAGGAAACGGGCTTGAGCCTGGGCTACGAGGTCGCGCAGGTTGGGCGTTTCGAAGATGACGCCCCAGTCGCCCGGCTTGGTGGGATCGCCGGAAAGATTGATGCTGTTCCAACTGCGGCCGCGCAGGCGCAGGACGGTGGAAAAGAGACGGATTATTTCCGGGAGCATGGACAGTTGCCTGATTTTGGCGTCCTGCAGACAGGATTCAACTTCGAGGGTGGCCATGCCCTGAACTGTCTTGCTGGATATTCCCAGCATCCAGGCAGGCAAGCCGGTTTTGCTGGTGATCTGTTCCAGTACGTGGCGGGCGGGCACTTCCAGTTCAAGCACCTGGCCGTCGTGTCCGATGATGGATATCTCCATGTCGGCTTCATTGCTGACGGCGGTGACGAAATCGGCGCTTTGGCCGTTCCGTTTCGCGCGGATGGCTTGTCCGAAATCATTCTGGATCTTTTGCCGCCGGGATTCCAGGTCCACTCCGGCGAGGTCACGTTTGTTGGTTTTGTATTTGACGTGATAGGAGGGATCTCCGAAACGGTCCCAGACATTGCTGAGACTGTTTTGCATGGTCATGAGGATCTGAGCACAAAACTCCATCGACCGCATGATCGCGACACCGTACGGGTCGGTGTTTTCATTATTGATGCTGAAATAGAGCTTGTTTACCGGGTCGATCTTCACTTCCCAGCCGCTGTTGATGTAGACGGCCTGGTTATAGGTGGCGTTGAGAATGCGCTGCACCAGGGTGCCGGGCGAGCTGTAGCGCTGGACCGCCGCGGGAGTGAAGTTGTTCAGGTAGCGGTACCACGCCTCGGAAAAGCCATCCTCATTACGGCGGAAGAATATCTGCTTGCTGTCCGGTACCCGCAACTGGGCTATGTCTTTCAGGTCTGGGGTGGCGATGTACTCGGGCATGGAAAAACCTTGCTCGAATACTTCATTGCTGAAGTTTTCAAGAAAGGCATGAATGCCGTGCTGATGGTCGTTGACCGGGACTGTCGCGCAAAATTCTTCAAGTTCCGATACCAGAGAGCCGTTGGTCCCGATGATTTTGATGGTGCCGTTGAGCGAGATCAACCGGCGGATAGCGGCGTCAATAACGGGTATGCACTCCCGCAATGCTTCGTAAAAATCTCCGGAAACTTTCCGCAGGTGGTAGTCCCGGAACCAGGGCGTAAGCGGACCCTGGGGAGCGTTGGGGAGATATTGCGGCTTGATGGGAACGTCGCCGGCTGCCTTGGCCTTGGGCCTTCCTATTTCAAATCCTAAAATTTTCATGATGCTCCTTATCCGCAGGCGAAAAGGTCTTCTTCGTTATCTCCCGGCAGTACTACCCGCAGGGTCAGCACCCGATCGGCGTCGATGGCGTGATCATCGATGTCTTTGTAGATGCGTCTGTTCTGGCCGTTACGGTAGGTGTGGCTGGGGTAGTACAGGATGATGTCCGGGTCATAGGGGTAGTGCAGCTCCAGGCGCTGCATTTTGGTGGTGAGCAGGTCGGTGGCCAGTTCCTTGGCGGAGAGCCGCACCGGCTTGCGGGTTTTTTTGTCGATAATGCTTTCGCCGTCTTCATTGACGGCATCGTAGGCGCCGCCGAAGAGGTAACCGGTCAGGCGATCTTCGTAGTTTTTCACTGTATAGGCTTCCTGTCCCTGAAGGATGTGCACCACGGCGGAACCGGCGTTGCCGAAGTCCAAGCCCCAACCCATGGTCAGCTTGCCTGCATCGAAGATATCGTCAAGCGCGTCGATGGCCTCGGCCTGCATGTCGTAGGTGACGCCCTTTAATTGCACCCGGGCAATCAGGCGATGAGTGCGGCCGTAGATCAGCTTGACGTAGATTTCGGTCGGATCGTGAGAAAAGCCCAGATCGGCCCCGCCGTAGCAGAGTCCGGGTATCCCCTGGAAAAAGGATTTGATTTCGGTCTTGAGGTTGAAACCGTGCTTGCCTATGCGTTTGTCGACCAGGGTAACTGGTTCGGGCTTGCCCTTGACGCCGTCGATGATGGGGGCATGGAGTTCAAATCCGTAGATGCTGACTTCTCCCTGGGATTCGTCGACCAGGATTTTCAGGCAGCGGTATTCCGGTATGTCGTTGAGCAGACGTTGGAACTGATGCCAGGGGAAGACGCTGTTTTCCGGGTCGCCCCAGTTGCCCAGGACGTTTTGCTGATATCCGGGGGAATCTTCGCCGCCGTATTGGTCGATGTAGAAGCGCCGCCGCTCCGGAGTCCAGAAGGGGGGTGGCATCAGTTCTTTGCTCCAGTGGAACTTCCTGAACTCCAGATTTTTCAGCCCTACATCACCGCTGGCTTCTTCATCCTCTGATTTCAGTGTCCCCTCGGCTTTTTGGCAGAGCCGGTAGAAAACCGTGGAGCGGTCGCCGTCCGGGGTGGAGTAGAGCTTGTGTACGCAGCCCGGCTTGCTGGCCCGCCAGAATTCTTTGAAGATATCGGGATTCTTGGCCTTGGCGGCTTCGTCGAACATGGCAAAGGTGGAGACGTGCACGCCGCGCAGGGCTTCGCCGTCGTGTCCGGTGGGGCGGAAGTCGATCTTGAATCCGTTGGCAAACTTGAGATGGTGATGCGGCTGTTTGCGGTGCAACACCAGGGATGTGCCCAGCAGTTTGTTGTGGGCCATTTGTTCGGCAATGCTGTCGATAATTTCCATGAGGTGGATGGTCATGGGGGCGGTGACCAGGCCGCTGCCGTTGGGTGTGGTAAAGGCCTTGTACAGAATGTTACCGATGATCTCGCGGGTTTTGCCCACTTCGGCGCCGCATTCGTGCAGGGTGTTACCCTGGTATCTGATGCTTTCTTCCTGGTAGTCCCAATAGACCCAGGGGCGGTCCGGATTGTCGGGGTTGCGCAGGAAGGCGGCGCACCATAAGACAGGGTCGGTGCAGATGATGGCAAGCTGGAGTTGTTCCAGGGACGTGAAGGGGGGCGGGTATTCGCCTCTGGCGATCTGGTGCCAGGTCCAATCCAAGTCCCGCAGGGTGGCGTCGAAGGTTTCTTCCGGGACGATGATTGCCTTGCCAAGATCGTTTATGTCGGTCAGAGCAGCTTCCATGTCATCTTCCAAAACACAAAGATTAATGCAACCAAAACCAGCCACTGATTCGACAATTTGAGCGAAAAGCACGCACGGGGAAAAACGATGTCAACCTTTAGGTGCCCCAGCGCCTTTCCGGCTTGCTTTACCGTTTCCATCAATTAACTCTTTTCCTTGTTTGTTTTCGCCTGGATCAGAGCATTGCCCGCACCCCGGAAAATGTCGGCCAGGGTCTCCGCTGCTTCCTTGTCGTTCTTGCTTTTGTCAACCGCAGCCGGAGTGACCATGAAGTCGGGAAGGGTGACGCCGGCGGATTTGAGCAGGTTGGAAAGCGGCAGTAATGAGGGGTTGGGCTTGATTTCGTAGCCGACGATTTTCCCGTCTTTGCCGATTTTCTCGTTCTTCATGTAAACGCCGTATTCGAGGATGGATGCCTGAAGTTCGTCTATTACTTGAAGGGTTCCGCCAAGCTGCAAGGTGACGACTTGTTTCAGATCGGACAGATCTCCGTCGGAGAGGGCTTTTGACAGGGCGTTGATGGTGTGGAGCATGTATTCCTTGTCGAGACACTGTTGGCCGGGTTGGGTGGCGCCGTCGTCAACAAGGTTGCAGGGGTATTGCGGACAGGTGGCTTTGCAGGGTTTGCCAAGGGAGAGCAGGCGCTTTTTAGCGTACTGGCCGTGTTTCCAGCCGTTCATGCTGCTGGCGGCTTTGCCTTCGGGAGTTTTGGGACCGGTGGAGTTTTGGGCGGCGGTCTGGCGCTGGGCCAGGGCGGCGGGAGTCATGGTGTAGGTGCGTTTGACGCGCAGGCGTTCCATGACGGGATCGGGGGCATCTGTCTCTTCACCCGCTTCGAGCCGTGCGATTTCTTCCTGCAGTTGTAAAATGCGCTGTTCGCGTTCGTCCATGAAAAAGCCCCCCAGGGTGGATTCTGGTCCACGCCATGGAGGGCTTTGTATCAGGTTTCAATGCCGCAGTTGTGACAGGTGTGGAAGTTTTTGGGGGGAAAGGAAAAACATAAAGCTGCTTATAAGCATTTTAGTCATTTTGTTTAATGTTTCCCGCTTTAACCCCACGAAATACCATGGTTACACATTTCAAACAAAATAATCTATTTTGTTTTTGGTTAGTGGCATCCGGGTCTGCGCCGCTTTACCAGCGCGAACAATCTGGGTGTTGGAAAGAGGACATTTTACAGATTTGAGGCGCAGCGGCGGTGCGGTCCACCACGCCGAACAGCTGCCGCCGAAAGTTGAGTATTGTGACCTTTGTGTATTGCTTCACCCATCCTCATTGTTCGTCCTGTAGCCGGCTCGTTCTTTTTTTATTTCTTATCTATTTCCTTTTTTATTTCAGGCACTTTTACGCTTATCGACTTCCCTGTCATAGCGATTTTTGGTAGCTCAACAAAAGTACGCGATTTACTTGTGGCTGATAAAATAATCGTTGAAGGAACATCAAGTATAATCCATATGTCCCGGTAAATGGCTGATTGTTCGCTATTGTTAGGAACTTTTTTGGCATGAATTTCCGAATTATCATCAAGAATTGCAGTATATTTGTTATCAAATGACATTGTGGCGCTATATTGAGATAATCCATAATGTTGTAAGAAAAAATTTACACTTTGATCTTGAAATATACAAAACGGTGCCAGGGCTAACATGGATAAAACAATTATAGCTTTTTTGTTCCGCTCAATTAGTAATGCCCCAATCGAGGAATATGCGAACAAGAAAAGTGCCACAACACCATGTCCGACCAGTGTTTCTGGTAGGTTTTTTGATGCAGCTAACAACAAAAGTGATAGTGGTAATAACATTAAAAATAATGAAAAAAAATACACGCCACCGATGTATAACTTTTTCGACCAGTTCACGTTCAGCTTAATGGAGTCATGATCGACAAATCGTGGTCTAATTGTTACTATAACGACAGATGTTATTATTAGTAGTAGTACGTTTGCCCACTCATAAACACCCTTAGGGAGATTGATGGCAAGAACAAGTTGTAAGGCCATATTGAAAAATATTACAAGCAGGTCAAATACAAACGTCCTCTTAGAAGGGTTTGGTTTATATAATTTATCAGATCCGATGCGGTATATTACTGGACCAATGATTAATGCAAATACAATTAAAACAGTTAAAACTAAAGAAAAAAAACTGATTTGGAATAAAATTTGGTAAGTAGATATCAACTGTGAAAACTCTGAGGTAATATTTAGTTTTGCTAAGTATAGCCATATGGCAAAACCACCTAATATCACAAATGATGCAAAAGTCAGTGGGACTATTTTAGTGATAATTCCGAGATACAAATCTATTTCTTTTAGCTGATTCTTTGTTAGTTTTAGTAGTTGTGCATCGTTACTTTCACGGTTAGGAACCACTTCGTTTTTTTCTTCTGAGTGATTCACTGTAGTTTTAACCGTTTTTTTCTTAGACATGATACTTTCCTTTTGTACATGACCACATGTGTCTGACACTCCCTTCACAGGGCGAAAGGGAAAGGGGAGGATCAGTTATTATCCATTTGGCCCCATTTTCCGGTCGCGCAGCGGCCGGAAAACGCCATAAGCCTGACCGGCCAGCTTTTGGGTCGGTCTTGACGCAGGTTCAGGCTTGTCTGTAGGAGCACGTATATGTGTATAAAGGGTCGTGTCTACAAATTGGCATCAGATAGCTTGCCACTCACTAAACGTCTCCAAGTCACTAACTTTCTTTTCATCCAATATCGCATCAGCCACAGCACGGAAAAATTTCAATCTGACTTCATCAAGAAATGGTGCCATAGCCTCTAAATGGGAGTCAAACGACCATTTACCACGTAAAAATCCTTTAGAGAGTAACGACTTGAGCCGTACTAGATCTGGTTCGGGATCATCACCCTGCTTCGCGGTAAGGAGCACCCGGTAAAATAATAGTTCAGCAGTGGTCTGGCTCGTTTCACCCGTGACCAATGTTTCTGCGAGGTCTGCATATTGTCGACTCTCGTCCCACCGACCGCGAGACAACAGGAAACCAGCATAGTTGCAGGTTGTATTGGCATTGGCTGGTTCGAGCTCAAGGGTCTTGCGATGGAGGCGCTCTGCCTCGTCGTAATCCTTGCGAATTTCGTCCATAAATAGTGCGAAGCTGCCGGTAGTGTTGGCATTGGTCGGGTCGAGTTCCAGTGCCTTGCGATAGAGGCGCTCTGCCTCATCGTAATCCTTGCGGATGTGATGCATGAATAGTGCGAAGCTGCCGGTAGTATTGGCATTGGCTGGTTCGAGCTCAAGGGTCTTGCGATAGAGGCGCTCTGCCTCATCGTAATCCTTGCGGGTGTGATGCATGAATAGTGCGAAGCTGCCGGTAGTGTTGGCATTGGTCGGGTCGAGTTCCAGTGCCTTGCGATAGAGGCGCTCTGCCTCATCGTAATCCTTGCGGATGTGATGCATGAATAGTGCGAAGTTGCCGGTAGTGATAGCATTGGTCGGGTCGAGTTCCAGTGCCTTGCGATAGAGGCGCTCTGCCTCATCGTAATCCTTGCGGATGTGATGCATGAATAGTGCGAAGTTGCCGGTAGTGATAGCATTGGTCAGGTCGAGTTCCAGTGCCTTGCGATAGAGGCGCTCTGCCTCGTCGTAATCTTTGCGGATGTTGACCATAAAAACTGCGAAGTTGCCGGTTAAGTCAGCGGAATCTTTACAATGCCGCAAACCTTCTAGATAAATATCTTCCCGTTTCACTGGATCAGCTTCGGCACGGGCTTTTAACTCCCATCCCCACCAGTTACGCGGTTGCTCCGTTGTTGCCTGTAATGCCTTCCGAGTCGGCTCCAGTTCCACCTGTTTATCCGCATCTGCTTTATTGATCCTGTCATAAAGTTTGCTCGCTTCGTCTCGATAACGCCTGGCTCTCTCTTTTCCCAATCCTTCAATCCGGCTTCCAATTTCCGTGATATCGAAATTGGGAATTAACTTGGCTCCCACCTCTAGCATAAATTCATCAAAGCCAATGATCGGAATCAGGCGGCCTTGTTTTTTTGCCACAAGTTCTCTTACTTTCTCCACTGGCTTGCCATCAGCGGACCGGTAACACCACCAGAGTCCGCCTCGCAATTGGGCCTTCTCCAGAAACCCCATGAGACTGCCGTCATTACCGCCATACCCAATCACGACAGGCGTGTAATGTTCAAAAAGCCTAGTAAGAGCAGTGGTCCAACCATCTTCAAGGCAGCCAACCCCGACTGGATCGTTTTTGGGTGCAAGAAAGAGGTCTCGATGGATTTTGGCCACTAGCGGACGGCGCAGGTGGGGGCGAATAAAACCAGCTAAGGATTCATGGCCACACACAAGAGCATGTTTCCGGGCATGTATTGCCAAGGCGTCAGCCACCAGGTTGTCAAAGTTGGTGGTAACCACTACTTTGTGACGAGTTTGAGAAAGGAGTTCAGCCAGAATCGAATAACCGAGGCTTGGCTCTTTCTCTTCCATCGTCTCTTCAAGGAATGCAAAACCTTCTTCCCGATCATGGGCATAACGACGCTGGAAAATTTCAGAGTAAAACTCAGCAGCCCGTGAATACTCAAAATCTGGTATTCCCAAGGTATCCGGCTTCGCCCAGTCTTCTAGGCTGAGTTTATCGAAATCTTCGCGGAGATGTATTTCCTTCAACCACTGACAAACCAGATCTCCACCGGTTTTGATCCCGGAAGGTTGTGACGCGCCCGAACCAATGATAAATGCCAAAGCCCGGTCCTTCATCCGTTTGTCAAAATCAGCTAGATGTGCGACAAAACCGTTTTTGGTCCACTTTTTCGGTTCACTAAGTTTTTCCATTTAGTCCCTCTGTGATGATTATGAAGAAAAACATACCTTCTTTATCCGTTTTGCACAATCCTTCTGATTTGACTAACCGAAACTTTAAATAATATTGCCAATTCCTGATGATTTAACCCGGTAAAACGGTTGCGGATCTGGCGGTTACGGTCTTCCCGGTAGATGTCTTTGGGATCGGGGATTCTCATATGCTGGCCGCCGTGGCGCATGGCGATCAGCTTCATCACTCCTGCGGCGATATCTTCGCCATACGTCTCCGCCACAACCTGAAAGGTTTCGAAGAAATCAGCATGATAACGGGTCTTTGCCATTACTCTCCCTCTATTTCTTTAAACCGGCTATTGGGGAGCGCCAGCTTGCTCAGGTGGCGTTTGCTGACGGCTATGTAGCGCATGGTAGTGTCCATCCGCTTGTGCCCCATGGCAAGCTGCACGGTGAGCATGTCGCCGGTTTCGTTATACAGGTCGGTTGCGAAGGTGGAGCGCAGTTTGTGGCAGAAGGCCTTGACCGATTCCAGCCCGGCAATCTTGGCATAAGTTTTAAGAATGTCATCTGCGGACTTTGGGGAGAGGCGGTTGTAATGCCCGCCCCGCAGGCTGACAAACAATGCCGAATGTTCGGTGGCGATCCCGGCCCGGACAGTAAGCCAATCACGCAGCATCTTGGCGGCACGTTCCTTCAGGATGATGGTGCGATCTTTCCCCCCTTTGGTTTCCACAAAACGTATCCGAATATAACCGCCAGAGTCGTGAACGTGGTTGATATCGAGGCCGCAGAGTTCAGATACCCTGGGACCGGCGGCGTGCAGAGTGCGCATGACAGTGTAATCACGCAGGCCCTGCAGCTTGGTGCGGTCTGGGGCGGCGAAGAGCAACCGCAATTCTTCGGTAGTGAATATCTGCGGGTGTTTCTGACTGACTCTTGGTGTGGGTATCCCGCCCGTAGGGTCATCATTACGGTGCCCCGTTGCTTTCAGCCAGCCGAAGAATGACCGCAAAGCGGAAAGCTTAGATGCGCGCGACTGGTTGCTGATGTTGCCCATGTCATAGAAGAGAGCTTTCAGCCAACCGTCGATATCTCTACCTTTCACCGCTTCAAAGATCCGCTCAGTATCATACCCGCAATTCGCCAGAGTCCAGGCAAAGAAACCCCTCACGACCTTGGTATACTGCCTCACACCGCGCACTTGGCGGCCCTTGATGATGAAAAGGTACTCCATCCAGGCCGTTATCAACGTTTCAAGCTCCAAAATTCCCCCCGCACCCCCCACTTTTGGAAAGGGTTTTAGAATATGGTTGCGATAATTGAGGCAGATAGGGGGGCGGGCCGGAAAAGTTAATGAAACTTTTCGAGGGGGGTGGCCTCCGACCGGCTGCACGAACTGGACATTTTGAAAATGAACCGCACATTTCTTGTTTGACTCTCCTTGAATTCATTGACAATTTCACCTTTGATTTATCCTTGAACCGCACATTTTGACAGAAGGTGTGGTTGAGATTCCGCTTTTTCCGGTTTGGAATCTGCCATTTTTTATCTTGTCAGCGATCACAGCCGCCACAGGGATTGAGCAATGCCCCGTCAATATTGAATAAGAGAAATGAATGAACGCGATTGAAAGTAGGTTATCAAATACTCTTTTTCTCACCCTTCTAACGCCTGCGGCGGGCTGGAACCTTCCTTGGAAGTAGAAAACCCTCTGGACCGTCCCGCAATCTCCGCAGTACCCTGGAGCATTTCTCAGACTGCACCACTGCACCACTTGCCTTCAAACCCGCATCAATGCTATATTTGCGACGTGGTGCAGTCTCCCAAAACCCCGCCGGACTGCACCACAACTGCACCCACACTGCACCACAACTGCACCACCAACTGCACCACGCTAATAATAAATAAAATCAATAACTTATTTAAAAAGTGGTGCAGTGGTGCAGTCTCTGAAAAATGCGCCCCACGTGCGCGCGGTAACCCTAAAATAAGAACCGAAAGGCCCGTTTTACCTCTCGATCCTACCTTCTCTGTGAGGACTGCACCACTCCAACTGCACCCGGCAGAGACTGCACCACCTACCTGATCAACGTGTGGCTGAACTTCAGGAACCGTTTACCCCGTATGATTTTGAAATAAGGCTCGTTCCCTTCGGACGTCAATAGATCCCAGCCACTTTTCTTCAACAAGTCCCGGTCATTGCGCAGCCTGGCAATGAATATGCTGGCCGAATCATATGGGTTGCGCTTGCCGATGTTCTTGGCCATTCGGTCGAAGGCATCAACCAGCTCGGCCGATGTAACTACGAACTCGATGATCGACTTGCTGTAACGGTCTCCGCCGCATACGCAATCCGCAGGATGGTTCCCGCAAACAGAACAAAGCGTCTCTGGAACCGTCTTGATCATCTTGATGCCATACTCAGGATGTTCCATTACAAAAACGTTCTCTTCGTAGCCTTGTTCGTAACAAGGGATAAACGATGTTTTCCCTTTGTAGAACTGTGTGTACTCCCTTACCAGCCCCTCCAGAAGCTGCAGAATGTTATTACTGCCGACCTCTGTTTCGCGGCTGGAAGTGTTCTGCTCCTCGATCCACGCGGTATAGACATCTTTGTCACCGATATCAAACCCGTCCATCAATTCGGCTTGCGCACCTTCGTAGTAGGGGATGTACTTCAGCATCTTCTCCAGGATCAGCATCAACACGGCCAGATAGGCATTAGTGCGGTCCTTGGAATGGCCCTTGAACTGCTTGTTCAGGATCGTCATGAACTCTTTGCGCTGGTCCAGGTTCGGCAGGATCTCTTTCTGGAGGAAACGCAGAATAGCCGACAGGATCAGATCGCGTTTCTTTTTGATCTGCTCCAGCACGTCCGATTCGTGGAAGTTATCCGATCCGTGTACCCGGCGGTCGAAGGGAAGCACAAACGTGCGTGATATCAATTCGGCCAGGGTGAAGGGCTCAATTGCTGTAACGCATACAAGAGCCCTTGGGCTTTCCTCGATAGTATCGGTATCCGATCCGCCCTTGCGCTTTTCTTTTTGGCCACGTGTCGCCGCAAGCAGAAGGAACTTTTGCAAGCCTCGGTTCAGGTCCTTGTTCTCCAGGTTGTCGATAACCACCATCGGATTCTTGGCAGCCGACGAGAAAGCCGCCGCCGCTGAGTTGTCCGATAGATCCTCGCTCTTGTACATCAACGCCGTGGCCAGCTTGGCCGCCGTGGACTTGCCGCTCGATGCGTACCCCTCGAACTTCATCAGAAACTGATACGGCGCCAGATCCGGGCAAAAACCGGAAATCAGCCAGCAGAGAATCAAAAACCTCTGCTCTTTCCTCACAGCCAGATTGTCAAACACCAGCTCTTTCAGTAACGTCATGCCTTCTTGTATCTCGGCATCCGGAAGGAAATTGAACGGCATGATCTTGTGTGACGATGCCAGCAGCACATGATCATCATTCATGCCGTTCTGGATTTCCTCAATGCGATCCCGGGAGAGCTTCAAAATTAAGTTATTGGGGCTGTTCAGGTTATAAAAGATGGTGTCGCGTTCGGTATCGCTATGAATCCAGCGGCCCATGTCAATGCGCCGGCCGTTGAGGTAGGCTGTATGCACCAGAGCATCCCACACTTGCGTGCCCGGCGCCTGGCTCACGATCAGACGGGTCATCTTGAGCATGATGGCGTTAAAGGAAGTGTTCTTGCTCACCTCATACGTGCGGTTCTGGTAGATCATCCAGACTGTATCCATGGCGTCGTAATAGAACCGGCCATGGTGGGCAAAGAATTTGTATATGATCTCGGCCAGCACGATCGGGTCGGCACAGCGCTGGCCACCGACCGTCTCGTAATAGTCCGTGATCTGCTTGTAAAGATCATTCGAAAAATCAAGCTGTTGCTCAATAGCTTTTGGAGTAAAGCCTAGAGCAATCAGTTTTTCAGAATAAACCTGCTGCTGTGCCAACTGGTGACGGCCGATCAAGCGGAACACATTTGCTCGGTCATCCCCTGCCGGTGCCTTCAGATGCCCGAGTCTTCCCTCGAGGGTCGGAATGAACGACGCCTGCAGAATCTCCCAGGCGATATAATCCATGTTGGCCGAATCCAGTTGCAATTGGCGGATGTGCTTCTTGTGATCGCCTTCAACTTGCCGCAGATAGCTATCCGGATCATCCTCATCCTTGCCATACACGATAACGCGGACATACGCCTCCGGGAGGGCTTTGCATATCTTGCGAATATATTTGCGGCCGGCGTCGTCATTGTCCGTCCAGAGAAAGAGATGTTTCGTTTTACAGCGGCTGACCAGTGCCTTCAATTGGTCATCGCTGATCTGGCCGATCATGGCTATACAATAGGGAATGCCTGAATCCAGCACCTGCAGGCGGTCGTTTTCGCCCTCAACCAGAATGACCTCTTCGTATTTCTCCAGTGCGTCCTGACCATAGAAACACCACTTCTTGTCCCGTTTGTCGTTTGGCATCTGGAACTTGTACTTTTCCGCTGCCGGGATCTGGCGTGGATCCTTCATGGTGAAATGAAGAACCCGTCGATGCGACCAGTGCGGAAAGATTGCCATTCCTTTCGGGAAAAAATCCAGCACCCGGGTACCGCCCTCGATCTCCTTTTCCCTTGCCAACCCGCTCTCAACGATATCGACGTCAGTAAATCCCTTGGAACGCAGATGGTCCAGCAGCCGCCCGTCTGACCAGCCGCATTTTTCGGCCTGCAGCGTCTCCATGCGGTGGCCGCGACGGTCGATGAAATATTCCTTGCCGCCGTTCTCGATCATCCGGGCGTGATAATACTCTGCCGCCTCGATTCTGATTTGGTCGGGCTTGGGGAGCGGCTTGCTGCGTTTTTTCTCTTCAAGGGGGATGCCGGCCAACTGCGCGCCCTTTTTCAGCGCCCCGGCTTTATCCAGGTTGTAGAACAACTCCAGGAAGGTAAACAGATCACCGCCCTTGTCACAGGAGTGGCATTTCCAGGTGTTGTCATATTTGCCGCCCTTGGGGATGCTGAAACAATCCTTGTGTTTGCAAAAGGGGCATTCGGACAGGTGGCCGGTTTTGTCATTCAGCGCAAATCCGGTTTCCTGGGGGATGATCTGGCGGATGTGGATGGATTCTTTTATACGGTCGTAGTCGGACATTAGTTTCTCATAGTCACTGTGTTTGCGAGAACTGCAGCGGCTAACCGCACGCATGCATATAATTGAATTACGGTGTCTCTTCTCTCTGTTTCAGGTACCCGGAATATCCCCGGAAAATTTCCAGCGTCAGTTTGCCCCACTGCAGCGTAAGTTCTTTCATTTCTGCAAACATCCCGTTCAACCAGGCTTCTTCCAAAAGTTTGCGCAGGCTTGCCAGCTTTTGCATGGTCTCTATGCTGGATTCCCGCAACCAGACCCACACCCCGCTGCCATCCCCCGCCAAGGTTTCGGGCCACTTGTCGCGTATCACCGCATCCAGCCGGTTCAGCATCAATGCGTATTCGGCTTTGCATTTATCGGACATGGCGCGTTCCTCAGTGGTCATGGTCAATTGGGGATATCGTCAGCAGTCGCGGCTTGTTCCGGAATAATCTTGAGAATATCGACGTAGGCCCTGATTGGCCCATCGCTTCCGCCGTAGAAATTCTCGACATCCTTCTGACGGATCAAACCTTTGACTTCCACCAGGTCGCCGTGGGCAACCTGGTCAAACAACTTCTCGCCAGGTGCCCACAATTCAAATTCTTCAGATTGGGTATTGTTGTTTGCCCCGTCACGATTAACTGTCATGATAAAACGTTGTCCGCCATCGTTCAGTCCGCTGGGTTGGCTGGTTACTTCCCCCTTCAGGATGAATACTGCCCGTTTTTCAGCTGTCTCTTTGCGTTCCCACTGAAAGATGGTGAAGTTGGAAAGCACTTTCCCCTCACGGCTGGTGTATTGCCCCAAAAAACCTTTCATCCAATAAATGGTATTCGGGAAGCGTTGCCATTCGTTCATAAACTCGGCGCAACGTCCCCGATCCCCATCCCACAATCGGCAATATGCCGTTACCCGTCCGGACTTCTCTCCAGATACATCCATACTGATCTGTAGATAGTCTTTGCCGTTGTCGCTTCTCTCCGGCTTCACTTCGAGGACTTTGCCGAATATGTTGCCGCTGTTGAAATGTTTCATTTTTTTTGCTCCCAGTTCGGAAAGTGATTATCTTTTGTCATTTTTGCGAAACATGAATTGCAAGGCTCTTGGGAATGCCTTTTTGTTGCATGGTTGCAGGTGGCGCAGTTCTTTTGCTGGCTCATTTTTGCCTCCAAGAAGAACAGTGCAAAAACTCGTCGATTTTAACCGATGGCGCAGTGCACTGCCGATTTGTGTTGTATCCGCATGTCTCGTGAAGACAGACAGATATAATTGTTGGTCGAGGGGTATGTTTCTCTTGTTGTTCTTTCATCCTTTACCCCCGCATCTCTGCAGCTTCGATCATTTCGTCAATCGTTGCCTCGGTATAGATGCCCGTTGACGCCAAAGATTTGTGGCGGGCGAACTTCTGCACCGTCTCCAGGCGCACTCCGCGCTCCCTCATCCTCATGAGGCATGAATGACGTAAGCTGTGAGTCGAATAGAGCGCCACAACTTTGCTGTCCTTCGTGGTTGTCAGCCCCGCCAGGATCATCCAGCCCTCAACACTCTCCTGAAGGCTCCTCTTCGAAAGTCGGCCACCATTTCTCGAAACGAACAGCGGCGCCGCATCGTTGATTGATTCCTTCCAGGTCTGTTTCAGCTTGATGAAGTTACGGATGATTCCCTGCAGATCCTTTGAAATAGGCACGGTTCCGCTGGAAGAAAGCTTGGCTATCTCTGGACGGACATATAACGTTTCGCGGTTACGCACATCGCCAACCGTCAGGTTGGCCAGTTCGTCCGCCCGAAGCGCCAGACCGAAACCCAACTGTAAAATCATATAGTCACGTTCAGCCTTTTTGCCTTTGGTGCTCCGGACGGTCCGCAACAAATGTTTTTCTTCTTTCTCTGACAGGTATTTCATGATTTAACTTCCTCCAAACTTACTTACACCTATCTGGTCGCCACCACCTCGGCCGGATTATCGTCGCCCTGGTGCTCAATGTGTCCTGTAATCCCCATCAACACGGTAAATGTGATCAGAAGCACTATGATTTTCCGGTAACTCCATTCTTGGTTCATCGCTTTCTTCCTTTCTTGAACCGGTCATAATGGGCGTTCCACTGGTCGATTGCCGCCATGATGTCGCTGCTCATCAGGATTTGTTGGAACTCTCGATCGGAAATCATGCAACCACGTCTGTGAACGTCCGGTTCGAATTCACCATCCGTTAAGCGCTCCATTTCCTTGTCCGCAAGTTGGCGCAGCAACTTGTTTTGTTCCGCAATCAGCCGTGATTGCTCACGTATCGCTTCGATGGTAGGGTTCATCTCACCATTGACTCTGCTTCTTGGCGAGCAACCGCGGACAGTCTGGCAATTGTTTCAATGAGTTTTAAACACGCGGGTTCAATACGCCTGAGTTCCTTCATGTCGATCAGTCCGTCGTTTTCCAGTGCCGCTCCGATTTCCCGAAGCAACGCCCCGAAATGTTCTGTCGTTTCGGCTGCTTCCCTGGCAACGGACGAGAAGGAACCGGCAAAGCTGGGGATTTCAAATGCTACCCGTCCGACCGCGTGTTCAAAGTAATCAAGGATGGCGAAGTTTTTGGTAAAGCGGGTAAGGGGGACGATATGTTTGCGGGGTAATTGCGGCTCTTCACTGTTGGGGTTTGCTGCATTGTATAGAGTTGACTCACTGATGCCGAGATGGTCGGCAATCAGTTTGGGAGGAACGGAGGAACGGTGAACTGCCAAGTATACTGCTTCGTTGTAGGTAGCAGGAGTTTCCCCTCTCTTTTTCATGGTAAATATCCTCCATTTTTATCATTTCACTAACAAAATTGATCTGTTAAAACGCTTTATGCGGCTTCCTTCGAGGGAGTTTCTTGTATCAAGCCTTCGGTCAAGGCAATCTGGATAATATTGGATATGCGAGGCCCAGAACCTCCCACATATAACCCGCGGATTAACTGATACGTGGTTTGAAAGGATACCTCGTGACCACGACACCATTTTTTGATAAAACCTCGTGGCTGTCGTTGGAACCCAGACCAGTCATAATGTGAAGGGGATTTGATTGTTGGTTGCATGGTAGCTTGCTCCGTGATATTTTATAAAATTCATAAGACGTTTATTTTGTTAGCCAAAAGTCGCTTGTCCCTATGCGTTTAATAAATAGTACGATTTATAAATTAATGCAAAAACGCATTAAAATCAAGGCAAAAATACATTATGCTTGAAGCCATTTCTGAAATAAAAAAACAGCTTGAAAAACAAAAATTTAGCGAGTCTAGGGCTGCAAAGATGGCAGGCCTTGAACAGTCAAAGGTTAATAGGCTTTTGGCTGGCAAGGTAAAAAAGCCTGATATTGAAGTGATTAGAAAGCTGCAGAATGTGCTTGGGATCAAACCATCAAGCACTGATGCCGATGTTTTATCTACATCAAAGGCTGCTTATCCGAATTTGGAGAATATGTCTTTGGAGGATAAAATCAGGTTTATAGGGTTAAGCCCGCGTGATACACGGATCTTGTTGGAAGCAATGAAAATGACTGAGGAAGAGCGAAACGAGCTTCTGAAGAAAATGGTAAACGAAAACCTGGAGAGGGGGCGGTATTGAACCGCCCCTTGAGGGTTATTTGCGAGTGATTAACAAAATCGCGATTAGTGTCATGGATTCCGGCAGACCAGCTTGAAATACATTGCTGATGCGTCTCATCTTTTCTTCCACTACAGTCCTTCGGCGGTGTTCTCTACGGTAAAGCCGTGCATAATCGCGCAACGGCATTGGTTCCGGGGGCAATTTCAACAGTTTAAGGGCTTCTGGGTGGCAGATCAT